TGGGGGAAACTTTGAGGGGACCCGCATTTGAACCAATATTCATCAGAAACTTTGATGAATTCACAGCTTATTTTGGTGGAACCTCACCAGAAAAATTCATTAATACCCAAATTCCAAAGTATGAAGCGGCCTATATCGCCAAAGCTTATTTACAACAATCTAATCAATTGTTTGTAACAAGAGTACTTGGTCTATCGGGGTATGACGCGGGACCTTCATGGTCGATAACAACAAAGGCAAATGTTGACGGTGCAACGGTTGGATTGTATTGTAATTCGGCAACAAACGTTAATTGTGTATATGAGTGTGTTGACTTTGAGGTGATTGACTTTTCAATTGGATTCCAAGGTTGTTCAAACAATATTGATTCAATCACTTATAATACATCTCAAATTCCTACAATAATTTCCAATAAATTAAATTTACCATTTGAGTTGTTTGACGGAAGTACTTCTAGTTTGATTAATGAATTTAATAATCAAATATTTAATCAAATAAAATCATCTGGTAATACTGTTGGTTCGTCTATCAATTACTTTGGTCCAATATCAGGAGCTCAATATAGCGCGTTATCTACAACCTATTCGTCAAGTACTAATGTATTTGGAGTTGATAGTGTTTCTGATACGGGATATGATTATACGGACCCGAATAACGACCCTTGGTATTACGCTTTATTTGATAATAATTCCAATACAGTAGGAGGATACTCTGGTTATTCATTCTATAGTTATATAACTAATTGGCAACAAACTTCAACTGCCAACAATTGTGCGACATTTACTTCATTTAGTTTAGATGGTAATGTTGGGGCAATAAATTATAATACAAACACAATATCTGTTTGTGTTCCATCTTTAACAAGTTATATTCCTGACTTTACAACTTGCGTCGAAGCCGAAAATGTTACGGTTGGTGGTTTAGTTATTTATCCTGGGGCAACATCTGTTAATTTTTCATCAGGTTCTGCGGTGTTCCAATTAGTTTCTAATGATGGTACTGTTACAGAACAATGGACCGTTAATGTGACTGTTAATGACCCATGTAATCCTTGTACCGCAACAGGTGCTGGTAGTGGCAATACAGGAACAATAACAAGATGTTATTCAGGTACTTTAACAGGAAAAATATATGTTTATTCCGGTACCCCTTATTTAGATTATGATAATCTAGTGATTGCAACTTTACGTTCAAGAGGTCTTGCGACTTATGGAAATGACACTGGAGCGGTATATGAGGTGGCAAATCTTTCAGACGTGTCTATGGTCACAACTGGACAATATTCAGGAGTAACTAAAAACCCATATTCAACTTTTGGTTTAAATGTTACAAATAATGATGGAACTACATTATTCTTCCAAACATCATTTACTAATTCGGATACACAATACATATCGAAGGTATTTGGTTCATCTAATTTTGCTAAACCAAGATTGACGGTTCCATTATTTGTTGAGGAAAGATATCAAAATCTCCTGACTTATGGTTATAGAAAAGGATATATAAGAGGATTAAACACTTCATTAACGGCCTTAGATAGTGCTAGAAGTGAAGAGGTAACCTCTATAGGTTTTTATCTTGAACAATACCAATCAGCGGTTTCCCCTTGGGTTGTATCTGAATTACGTGGTTCTAAAGTTTATGACTTATTTAGATTCCACACTATCGCAGATGGAGAAGATGCTAATTTACAAGTTAAAATTTCTTTAATAAACATGTCATTCGCTAATCAAACTTTTGACGTATTAGTTAGAGATTACTTTGATTCTGATAATTCTCCAGTTGTTATAGAAAAATTCACAAATTGTAGTATGGACCCAAATGAAAACAATTTCATTGCTACGAAGATTGGTACATCCGATGGTGAATATCAATTGAACTCTAAATACATAATGGTTGAAATGAATGAGGACGCGCCGGCGGACGCACTCCCTTGTGGATTCCAAGGATATAATATTAGACAATATGCAGGGGTTGTTCCACCTTTCCCAATATATAAAACAAAATACGACTTCCCTGGTGAAGTAATCTATAACCCACCATTTGGAACCTCGGCCGGAGCAGATGATGCTATAACAAGTGCTGGTGATAATATTAGACGCACTTATTTAGGTGTTTCAGATACAGTAGGTTATGATGTTGATTTCTTCCTATACAAAGGAAAGCGTCTTCCAAACGCGATATGTACTGACCCAACGGGAGAAGATTGGGGTTATAGAACAAAAGGTTTCCATATGGATGTGAATGCTACAGGTATAACCATCGGAAATGCTTATACAACTAGTGGTACAGCGGCATTCTACTGTGGTTCGGCACCGTTCATAAATGACCCTGAAGACCCAACAAATCCTTATTACAGATTGTATGGACGTAAATTTACAGTTGCGGTACAAGGTGGATTTGATGGTTGGGACATTTATACAGAACGTCGTACCAATTCTGATAGATTTGTTATTGGTAAATCAGGTTACCTAAAAGGAGCTTGTGAATCAATTCTTTATCCTAAAGCAACAGGATGGGGAGCGTTTAAGAAGATTACAATTAATAAGAATTCTGTGGATTTTGCGAATACTGACTACTACGCTTATTTATTGGGTCAACAGACCTTCTCAAATCCTGAAGCGGTTAATATTAATGTATTTGTTACTCCCGGTATTGATTATGTAAATAACTCAAACTTGGTTGAAGCGGCAATAGAGATGATTGAGTTTGATAGAGCTGACTCCTTGTACATTTGTACTACACCTGACTACAACATGTTTACACCTTCGGCTGGTAATTCAGAAGAGATAATTTATCCACAAGAGGCGGTTGATAATCTTGAAACTACAGGTATTGACTCAAACTATACTTGTACTTACTACCCATGGGTATTAACAAGAGATAGTGTTAACAATACACAAATTTATTTACCACCAACAGCTGAAGTAACGAGAAACTTGGCATTAACCGACAACATCGCATTCCCTTGGTTCGCGGCGGCAGGTTACACTCGTGGTATAGTAAATGCGATTAAAGCTCGTAAGAAACTGACTCAAGAAGACAGAGATGTTCTTTACAAAGGAAGAATTAACCCAATCGCAACCTTCTCTGATGTTGGTACGGTAATTTGGGGTAATAAAACTCTTCAAGTTAGAGAATCGGCTCTTGACAGAATTAACGTTAGAAGATTGTTGTTACAAGCTCGTAAGTTAATTTCAGCAGTTTCTGTTAGATTGTTGTTTGAACAGAATGACCAAAAGGTTAGACAAGACTTCTTGGATGCGGTTAATCCAATCCTTGACGCAATCAGAAGAGACAGAGGTTTATACGATTTCCGTGTAACAGTTTCTTCAGACACTGCGGACTTGGATAGAAACCAAATGACAGGTAAGATTTACATCAAACCTACGAGGTCACTTGAATTCATCGATATTACATTCTACATAACTCCAACAGGAGCGTCGTTTGAGAATATCTAATAAATTTTAATAGGACAGGCCGATATAAAAGTCGGCTTGTCCTTATTTATTAATATGAGAAAAAAATACATATTAGAAGGTATTACAGAAGAAGGTACTCCTGACATGAAATATTATGCGTTTGATTGGGATGATAATATCTTAACAATGCCGACCAAAATAGTACTCAAGGATGTTGATGGTGATGAAGTAGGTATGTCGACTGAAGATTTCGCACATCATCGTGAAAAAATAGGAAAGGAAAATTTTGAATACGATGGACATGAAATTGTAGGTTTCGCACAAAATCCATTTAGATACTTTAGTATAGAGGGAGATAAAAGATTTATTATAGATTCTATGTTAGCAAAACCAGGACCCGCTTGGACTGATTTTGTGGAAGCAATCAATAACGGGTCTGTGTTTTCGATAGTAACTGCTAGAGGACATACTCCAAGTGTTATTAAAGAATCGGTATATAATATGATTATTTCAAATCATATGGGTATTAATTCAAATGAGTTAATAAAAAATTTAGAAAAATTCCGTGATTTAGAAGGTGTGGGAAAATCCTCCAAAAGAGATATGATATTAGAATATCTTGATATGTGTCGTTTTTACCCTGTAACTTATGGAGAAGGGAGTGCGACTAATCCTGAAGAAGGAAAAATTAAAGCTTTAAAAGATTTTGTGGATTATGTTAAAAGAATTTCTAAAATGATTAATAAGAAAGCATATCTGAAAAATAAGATTTCTAACAGATTTACACCAATGATTGGATTTTCAGATGACGACTTAAGAAATTTAGAAAAAGTTAAACAACATTTTGAAAAAGACCCAGAAAACATAATTAAAACTATATCAACAGCAGGAGGAATTAAAAAACCTTATTAACTGGATACTTATAACTGGAATCTATTTGAAAAATAACCAAAGTAAATAGAAAAAAAATAACTTGGTATATTTATATAATATAAAACAAAAAAAATAAAAAATTAAAAAACTGATATACGATGGCTGATTTACTGATGAAAATGCCGATACCTTACGAACCCAAAAGGCAAAACCGATTCATTCTACGTTTTGACACTACGTTAGGTATCAACGAATGGTTTGTTGAGAGTACGGCTCGTCCTCACATTACTATTAATCCCGTGGAAATTCCATTTTTGAATACTTCCACATATGTGGCTGGTAGATTTACATGGGGTACGATTAACGTTAAATTCCGTGACCCAATCGGACCATCGGCATCACAAGCTCTTATGGAGTGGGTTCGTCTATGCGCTGAATCAGTTACAGGTCGTATGGGTTATGCCGTGGGTTATAAGAAAAACGTTGATTTGGAAATGTTAGACCCAACTGGTGTTGTTGTCGAAAAATGGATTTTAGAAGGAACATTCCTATCTGACGTTAATTTTGATAGTTTGGCATACAATACTGATGCGTTGGCAACAATTTCAGCAACTCTTCGTATGGACCGTTGTATATTAGTTTATTAAAATTCAATTTACATATTCTATATAATCCCGTATATATTGTTATACGGGATTTTTTTATGGAAGAAATTAGTGGATATACATGTAATCGGTGTGGTAAAATTTTCGATACCGAAGAAGAATTTCTTAATCGTCACAATAAGAAAAAAAAGGTAGAGTCTAGTGATAATCAAACAAGTGTTGATTAATTTGACATTACAATTATTTTATAAATAAAAAAACATGGATGCTAGTTTATTAAATGCCGCGACGGAAAATTTTAGTCTTCCTCACGATATTGTTACCTTACCTTCAGGTGGTGTATTTTATAAGTCTAAAAAGAAGTCTATTAAGATTGGTTATTTAACTGCCAACGATGAGAATACTATTCTAAACTCGGCGTTATATAACAAAGATTATTTTGTTCTCAATTTATTGAGGAATAAAGTTTATGAACATGAACTTCGACCTGAAGAACTTTTGGAGGGGGATGTTGAAGCTATTTTAATTTTCTTGAGAAACACTTCATTTGGTCCTGAATATACAATTAATGTTGAAGACCCAGGAACAGGAAAGATGTTTCAAACAACCATTGTGTTGGATGAGTTGAACATTAAACAAACGTCTTATAAACCAAATGAAGAAGGTTTATTTGTGACAAAACTACCTAAAACCGAGTCTGAAGTAAAATTAAAACTACTCACATATAGTGAAATTATAGAGTTGAACAAAATGGCGGATGAATATCCTGCCGGACGAGTTGCTCCGAGGGTACAATGGAGATTACAAAAACAAATAGTTGAAGTTAATGGTGATAGAGACAAAGGTGTGATTGCTAAATTTGTCGACCAACTTCCTATAATGGATTCAAAATATATAAGAAATTTCCTTTTAGATAACCAACCGTCATTAGACCTAACAAAACAAGTAAAAGCCCCATCAGGAGAAATAGCAACAGTCACGATTGCGTTTGGGGTCGACTTTTTTCGGCCTTTCTTCTAGTTATCGGCAGTATCTTATCGATGAATTTTTATTAATGGGTAGGTTTTTAAGAACTCAATATAGTGAGTTTTTGAATATGCCAACCTATGTAAGGAAATATTTGGTCGAAAAAATCATAGAGCTTAATACCCCAAAAGATTAAAAACTTGAGTTTGTTCTATTTATCATAAAAAGACTCTATGTTTTTTGAGGGAACCGAAGACGATAAAAATCAAAATAAAAAAACCACGTTAGAAGAAATACGTGGTGTCATTGGTGAATTTGCGACCGAAATTAGTGAAGCTTTAGCAACTAACATCAATCCTGATAGGATGTTAGAAAAATTATTTGAGGTTGATGATGCCGCTAAAGCGATTGCTAAATCATTTGGTCAAGGTACGGGTAATATTGTAAATCTCAAAATGGCAATGACTAATGCGGTAACTGAAGTTACCAAGTTGGGGGGTAACTTTGAAAAAATTGCGGAGATACAAAAAAATGTTGCAGAATCGATTGGTCGAAATGTTGTAATCGCATCTGATGCTTATGCTAAATTATATGCCGCGGGAGAAGTTTCAGGAGTACAAGCCGACAAATTCATCCCAAAATTCAAAGACGTTGGTATATCAATATATGAGGCAGGTTCCCAAATGGAAAAAATTGTTAATACCGCAAGAGAAATTGGTGTTAATGTGGGTACGGTTACTGGTGAGGTTATGAAACACATGGATAAAATCAATCTTATCAATTTTCAGGGTGGAGTTGAAGGTCTTGCTAAAATGGCGGCTCATGCGACTTCGATTAACATGGATATGGGTAAAACTTTGGAATTTGCTGAAAAGGTTTATAATCCTGAAGGTGCGATAGAAACTGCCGCGGCCTTACAACGATTAGGGGTGACACAATCACAACTTCTTGACCCATTGAGATTGATGGATTTGTCACAAAATGACCCTGAAGAATTACAAAGACAAATAGCCGATTTGGGTAAAGACTTTGTAAAATTAAATGAAAAAGGTCAGTTTGAAATCGCAAAAGGAGAACAACGAAGACTTCGTGAAGTTGCGAAAGAATTGGGTATGATGCCGGCAGAATTTGCTAAAATGGCGATTGGTGCCAAAGAACTTGAAGACAAATTACAAAAGATTAAATTCCCTGATACTATAACTGAAGAACAGAAAAATTTCATCGCCAATATGGCGGAAATGAATGAAAAGGGACAATATGTAATCGAATATAAGGGTGAAGCGAGAGAGGTTAATGACTTATTAAAAGAATTCGGAGGAGACCAAAATAAGTTGGCTGAATTTATGAAAGAAAGTCAGCCAAAAACTATGGAGGATTTAGCAAAAGAACAATTGACCGCTTTAGAGGCAGTCAAGGCAAGTGTTGATTCTTTGAAAGACAAAGGTGGTTACGCAATTGCTAGTACTGAATTAGGTCAGGACGCGATTGAAGCAATGATTAAAGGTTATGAAAAAACTGCCGAGGCTTTTGATGGGTTTGATATTAAGGGGATGAGAGAAAATTATGAAAAAGGTGCGGATGAGTTAATGGGTACCCTTACTAAAGTAATGAAAGGTGAAGGTAGTGTTGAAGATATATTTACCTCATTTGGTAATGTTGCTAAAAATACTTCAGACTTTATGAAAGAAGGATTTCAAAAGGCAATAGAAAGTGCGAAAAATAGTACGGATGAATTATCGAATAGTCAAAATAAATTTGCCCAAATGTTAATGGGTATATATGAGGGATTCAAAAAAAATGAGGGATTGATGGGTACGAACCAAACTACGACTCAAGCCAATACTGCAACTGTAACGGTAAATCCTAATTTAAATAATACTACAAATGCTTTGGGGACTGTTGGTACTACAAATCAAACCATGACAACAAATTCTAACTCTAATATATCTTTAAATATTAAAATAGATGCCCCTCCTGGTGTTGATACGGCAATGTTAGAAAAAATATTCCAAGACCCAAAATTCCAAAGAACGGTACTTGAAGCCGCTGAAGGTGCTGCTAAACAAAATGGTTTAACTCCATCAGGGACAGGTAGTATGAAAAAATAATAAGTCATCTATTTATAATAAAGTTTAATTGATGTCAGAAAGTAGTTTAACATTTTCATCGACACAGTCGTTTAGAGATAAGTTAATGGCTAGAAATCTGGCCCCTTACAATGTTGCTGGAGTTTATTCTCCCGCTGTTAGTCAATTAACTTTTGAATATACACAATCAGACTTATCTGTAATTAATTCACCTGACGAATTAATCGCTGAAAACCCATTCGCTAATAAATTATATCCATTAAATGAATTTGGACCCGAAGGTGGGTACAATTTGGATATAACGTATAATGGACCTCTTTTACCCGTTGACCCAAACCAAGGACCTTATTATCCGTTTTCAGAAAGTCCATTAGTATTATCTTCAGAATATTATTTGAACGGTTCGGCGTTTGCTCCGAATAATCAAAATAGATTTTTACCCGATGGAGGGTATGATTTTTTATATAGTACTGAAGATATTCCTTTAAGTTTCAAATACTTCATTCAATACTGGGAACCACCAAGTTTCGTACCTTCAACTTATTCACCATATCAAATATTATTATCAAATAATCCGAATGGAGACAATGGGCCGTTATCACAGGACTCATATATTGCTAAACTTGGGGCCGAACAATTAAAAAAATTGTTTGAAGTTAGGATTAATGCTGAAATATATCAGAGTACTTTAGGGTTAGTTAATTTACAGGCGTTACAAGACCCGTTTGAGGCTAGTTTAGTTGTTTCGGGTAGAGAACCTTTAATATATCGAAATTATAGAATTACCGTACCTGAAAATCCTATATTAAGAACAGTTGATTTGGCTACTAGACTTGCTAGTGCTTATTGGCCGGTATCACCAATTCCTGGTGATTATTTCGATGAAAATGTACCTAATGGACAATCACCACAGATATCTAATGCTCTTAATGTTGCTAACCAATTAACTGGTGGTTTTTTAGGACCGATTCTCAATATTACGAGAAATCCTTCTGAAATATTCTTGGCAAACACAGGTAATGCTCAAAGGTCGGCCTTATTTAATAATTTAGATTTCAATAGATATCAACCGGCATATCAAGAACAATTTGGTGGATTATTAGGTATTGCTTCAGGAATTGTAAATGCGGCGGTTGATTTATTAGGTGGTAATAGTGTGGGACCTGGATATTATGTTGGAAGTAAAAACGCCGAACCAAGTACTATAACTTCACCACCAAACCAAGTGCCAGTAAATGCTTATGGACAACAGGTCAACGCTCCTGTATATGGACCATCTGAATTGGCTATTTTATATGAAGGTAATGAAACACAAATAAATTTTGGTCTAAAGGCCAAAGGATATGCCGATACTGGTGATATAACAGGTGCTTTTGTTTGGACATCACCAAAATATAAAGGTGCTGCGGGATATAAACCAACAGTCGGAGGAGGTAT